ATGCCCTCCATGGCCTGCACGATGTCCCAGAACAGGTCTTCCTTGCCCTTTGCCTTGCCTTCGGCGTCCGTCAGAGACACACCCAGGCCCTTGATGGCGTCCGCAGCGCCTCCGGTCGGGTTCACCAGGCGCGCCATGGCCTTGGTGATGGTCTCCACGTCCACGTCGATGAACTTCGCGGCGTAGGCGTAGCCCTGGAGGTCATGCAGGCTGATTTCGGTCTGATTGCTCAGGGTGATGAGGTCGTCCGCCCAGGTGGAGGAATCGCTGACCATCGTCCACGCGCTCTTGCCGAAGTTGACGAGCGCCTTCGCGCCGTCCTCCGCCGTCTTTTTCAGCGTCTCGATAGACTTCATGGTCGCCTGGAAGTTGATGCCGCGCTCCGCCCGGATGGCCAGCTGGCCCAGTTCGGAGTTCATCTGCTTCACGTCGCCGGCGGCGTTGGTGAAGGCCTTGCCGTTCCTGTCCAGGCCCTGCTCATTGTTGGCCAGCTCGCTCTGCATGTTGGCCAGCTTCGCCTTGGCCCGGTTCAGCTCCGCTTCCCACTTCTCTGCCTGGGCGGAGTTCTGACCATAGGCCTTCTCCGCGTCACCAAGGGCACCCTCCAGGGCCTTGACCACGGCGTTCTGCTGCTCGATCTGCTCCTTCAGGGCCTTCGAGCGCTCCGCCACCAGCTTCTGCGCGTCGCCATCCCGCTTGAACTCGGCGGTCGCCAGGCTCAGCCGGGTGCCGATATTCGTAATCGACTTCGACGCCTCGCTGATCGCCTGCTTGAACTTTTTCTCGCCGTCAACGACCAGCGTCGTCTTGATCTCGCGTGCCACGGTTCCCTCTCACCTCACCATTCCAGCTCGGGGTTTTCCTTCTCTTCCTGCCGCTTGATCCCGTGCTGCTCGTCGTCATAGCACTGCCGCATTACGTAAAGGTCGCACACCAGACCGGGCTGGAGCCTCCGCATCTCAGAGTACCCCAGCCCGGCTATCAATCCGTAGGACGTGACCGTGCGCGGTGTCAGGCGTCCCCGCTGTCTTTTTTTTCGATTTCTTCAAGTACCACGTCAACAACCTTGTCATCGTCATTGTCCGCGGTCTCCATCTCCATGCCCTTGTTGATGGCCGCCCAGATCGCCCGGGTGGCGAAGCGCACATAGCTGGGCTTCATGCCCGCCCAGATGGCCTCCTCGCTCACGGCGGCCGGGGGGGTCTGAAGCAGGAAGATCATCTTGCCGATGGCCCTCAGGCGCTTCTTGCCGCTCAGCACATCGCCCAACTCGGTCAGGGGCGCGACCTGCTCTTCAATGGCGTCCCACGCCTCCATGGTCATGCAGAGATTGATGAGGGTGCCGTCCCGCAGCATCAGCTGGGTGTCCCGCAGCTCCACCTTGGAGCCGTCGGGCTTGGTGGCCAGGATTACTTTTGCCATACTCTCCTCCTCGAATCAAAAAAGGAGGGGCAGGGGGATCTTCCCGCCCGCCCCTCACGGGTCTCAGATGTTGGCCTTCTCGTCCAGCCACGCCTCAGCCGCGGCGCCGGTGTCAAAGACGGCGCTGATGCGGAACTTGGCGATGCCGGTGGCGTCGTTGTACACGCCAAAGCCGGTGCCCTCCAGCTCGGGGGTGCCCCACTCGATGCTCTGGCCCTTGGTCTGGCTCTCCTCGCTGTTCACCGCGAACTGGAGCTTGTAGTACCACACCGCCTTGTACTTCCGCACGCCGTTGCGCTTCAGCACCTGCACGTAGCCGCAGCCGCCATAGGGGGCGGAGGCGTCCGTCTCCTCATAGGTGGCCGGCGTCGGGTTCTGACCGGTGGTGGCATCGACCACAGTGTGCCCCAGCACGGTCGCGGCGGCGCTCTCCACCAGCTCCGTCATGCCCACGGTCAGGGTGTAGCCGGTGGCGCCGTTGTCGTTCTCGGCGATCACGTCATCGCCATAGAGCGGGTTGTCATTGCGCTCCCAGGAAAGATTGCCGCTGACCGCGCGGCCCAGCTTCACGCCGTCGCCGTACACGATGGCAGCGCCGGCGGTCTCAGTCTCGATGGGCGCCCATACCAGGTGCCGCATGCCGATCCTTGCCATAGGTCTCAGTCTCCTCTCTCAAAAAGGTGGAGGGGGGAGTCTTTGCTCCGCCCCTCACGGGTCAGTCTCAGTGGTTTTCGCCGGTGCCGGTGCTCTCAGCCACCGTGTTGGCGGAATCCGGGGCAAAGGTCATGCTGGCGGTGGGCGTGACCGCGTTGATGCCGATGGCCACGAAGCCCTCAGCGATCACCGGCTTGCCGTCATAGCGGGCCGTGCCCTTAAAGACGGTCTGATCCTCCACGAAGCGGTAGTGCTCGCTGGAGGCGATGGAGGTGCCGGCGCGCTCCGCCAGCAGGTAGCCCTCGCCGTAGCCGGCCACGATCACGTTGTCGGGGATGAAGTCCAGCTCCACGATATCGCCACCGATGACAGGCATCTGGGTGTTCACGCCGGAGACGATGGCGGCCGCGCTGTTGAAGGCCATGGCCTGGGCCACCAGCTCCATGTGGGTCTTGTTGTTCATCGCCCAGAACTTGCCGCCCGCGGCGTACAGCTGGTGCGCGTTGCCGAAGGCCGCCACGATGTTCTGGAAGAGCTTGATGCCGGTGGAGTTCGCGGCGGTGATGCTCTTCACGTTGCTGGTGTGCAGGTCAACCCAGGTGCGGGCAGTGGCCGGATAGTCGGCGGGGGCGGCGGTCTGCACCAGGCGGGTCACAATGCCGGTAGGCATCTTGGTGCCGGTGCCGTACAGGATGGCCTTGTCCAGGGCCAGGGCGATGGCGCGGCCCAGGGCGAAGATGAGCTGGGAGACCAGATTGACGTCGTTGTCCTCCATCAGGGCGTTGCACACGGCGATGTAGCCGCCAACCTTGTAGCCGTCCACCTCAGCGTCGTTGAAGCTCAGGGAGAGCTCGTTGAGGGTGGCGCACATTTCCGTCCACACGGCCTCGGGGATGGCGCCCATGATGCGCTGGCGGGCCTTGCCCGGCACCGACTGGCGGTTGACGTACTTCAGCAGCTTGGAGGTGTTCTCCACCTGCTCGCGCAGCAGGGGCAGCATGACCTCGGGGATCAGCAGCTCGCCGCCGGTCACGGCGCGCTTCTCGGTGGCCAGGGTGCGCACCCGGGTCACAAAGTCCTTCACGTCCTCGCGGGCGAAGAAGGCGTCACGGGTCTCGGCGTTCATGCCGAAGAATTCACGGGTGATCATGATCTTCTCACTCCTCTTTTCGGGTTCGGTCGGGGCGGACTTTTCCTCCGCCCGGGTCTTTTCGTTGATGGCGTCCAGCTCACCCTGGAGCCGGTCGATCTCCGCCTGAAGGTTTACCGCGGCCCGCTCCTTCTCGGCGGCGGCCTCCTCCACCGGCTTCATCTCCTCGGCAAACTCGTTGACCATCGCGTCGAGCTTCTCAGTCTCCTCCGCGGGGGTCTCGTCGGTCACCTCGGCGATGGCCGCTTCCAGCTCAGCCTCGCGGGTCTTGAAGGCGGCCAGCTTCCCGCGCAGCTCTTCCAGCTCCGCGTTCACCCCGGCCAGCTCCCGCGTCCGGAGCGTGATGTCACGCCCCAGCACCAGCTGTCTCAGTGCCATTTAACTCACCTCGTTTTCAGTCTCGCGAGGGCGGCGGCTTTCCAGCCCTCGATTTCGTTGTGTCTGATGCTTTCGGCCCGCTCCTTCCGCGCCTTGATCTCCGTGTCCCGGTAGGCGGGGAAGGTCACGCAGCTCACCTCGTAGAGCCTCACGGCCAGGATGGTGTTCAGCACGCTGCCATCGCTCTGCCGCTTGGGGTCTTCGTTCAGGATGTCAAAGCCGAAGGAGCACTGGCTCACATCCCCGCGCTGCACCCGGGCGTACAGGTTCATGGCGTCGCTGTCCTGGGGGTTGATGAGCACCGAACCCCAGAGCCCGTGCTCGTCCGCCCGCAGCGTCAGGGTGTGGGCTGACGTCCGGCCCAGCACCAGCCGCGTGTCGTGGTCGATCAGGCAGCGGATGTCGCCCTCCAGCTGCCCGTCAAAGGCGTGGGGGTCAATCCGCTCCACCCACCCGGGGAACATCTCATAGCTGCCCGTGAAGGTGGCGAAGTACCCCTCGATGCGCTTTTCGCCGTCGGAATCCCTCACCCGGAAGCCCGCGTCACAATGCCGTCTTTCCATGGTCGTCACCTCAGTCTTTCAGCTTCTTCTGTTTGCCCAGCTGGCTGGTGGGCAGGTAGTTCTCCAGCAGGAACATCTCGTCCAGGCCGTCCCGGGGCGGCAGGGAGATCCACTCCCGCAGCTCGTTGCGGGTCATGGCCGCCCGATCCACCATGGCAAAGCCCACCTGGGTCAGGTCGGTGATGGAGTAGTTGTAGAGGCTCCAGGCGTTCATCCGCCAGTACAGGTCGGGCGAGTAGAGCAGCTTCCTGGTCAGCTCCTGCTCGATCACCCGGGCCACCGCCAGCACCCGCGTCCGCAGAAAGTGCTGATATTCATCCTGGTTGAAGGCGCCCACGCCCACCAGAAAAGGCGGCACGCCGAAGATGGCAGCCACCGATCGCTTGTCCAGCTCCAGGGAAGACTTGATCGCCAGGTCGTTCAGGGTCAGGGGCTTCACCTGCTCTACCGCGAAGGCCTCCGCCGGGATGAACCACGGCTGGCCGGTCTCGGAGGCGTCCAGGTACTGGGCGCCCAGGGCCTTGCGGCCTTCCACGCTCTGGAACTCTTCCGTCAGGCCGTCCACCTTTACGATGATGGACGGGGCCGGGCTCTCCATCAGCGCCTGCTTGGTGGCGCTTGCCTGCCGGATGCCCTTCACCGCTTCCCTGAGGCTGATGGCGTAGCCGCGCCCGCGCCAGGGCTGGTTCGGGTTGGGGTTCAGCACAAAGTGCAGCACCTCCTGCGGGTCGAATTCCTTCCCGCGCCACCGCACCCGGTAGCTCTCGCGCCGCTTGTCCTCCACCAGGCTCACCTCGCCGGGCGGCAGCGGGCGGAGGTTCTCCAGCAGCTCGCCGTCGTACTGGGGCAGGGTCACCTGATTGCCTTCGGTCATCAGCACCCGCACCAGGTTCTGCATGAAGGTCGCCCGGGTCATGTCCCGGTTCGGGTAAATGTCAATCCGCCGGCTC